GTGGCTTTCTCGCCGCCGGGCTTCTCACCGAGGTATATCACCGTCATTACACGGCCCCCTGCAGCAAGAGGGCGGCGACCTTGTCTGCGCGTTGCTCGTCGAGCAACTGCTGCAGAATCGCGTTTGCTTTCTTCTGCTCGTCGAGCTGCTGCTTGCCCGGCCCAGCGCTGCGTGTGATCGCCTGCAGTGCCTGCACGCTGCCCCGCTGGGCGATCCCTGCGAAGCCTGTGCCGCCCGATCCCTTCTTCGACTCTTCCACACGCTTGCGGGCTGCTGCAATCTCCTCACCCTTTCGCATGTTGTCGAGGCCGATCTGAGCCTCTGTCGCTCGCTTCGCCTTCTCGTCTGCCTCTTCGATCGCCAGCTTGATCTTCAGCAAGTCCTGTTGCAGCTTGATCATTTGTTTCGACCCGGCGATGCGATCAAACAGTCCGCGTTTGGCGGTCTTGTTGGCAATGTCAATTCCCAGATCGCCCTCGCCCATTGGGAACCCAGTTGGCTCCGTGACAGGCTTCCCGAAGTCCTGAGAATTTGCCCCGCCTGGAAACTTACCCGAGGCAACGATTGCATCGCGTTGAGCCAAGAGTTGCTCTCTAGTCTTTCCTGTGTGTTTCCCGCCGACGTTAAATAACTGAGATAGCCACTTTCCCGTCACTTTCGCCTCGCGTGACATATCAACCATCAGCTCCAGCATGTCGATCAGCGCTGGTGCCAGGTCCGCTGTGATCCCTGCTGCGGCCCCAGACAGTGCGAAGGTCATCTTGGTCCATGCGTCGTTGACATCTTCAACCGCTTTCAGCTGGTCTCTGGACAGTGCCAGCCCCATCGCTTCCGCTTCGGCGTTTAGATTCTCCATCTCGGCCGATCCCTGTGCCAGCACGTTCACCAGCTCCAGCCCACCTCGCCCAAACAGCTGATAGGCCGCATTCGCTTGTTGCGCTTTCGTTGGCAGTGCCGCGATCGCATCAGCCACTTGCCGCAGCTGCTCTGATGGTTGCAGCTCGCCGAGTTTCTTAGCGTCGATCCCCATTTTCTTTAATTGCGTCGCGGCAGTGCCCGAACCCAGTGCGGCCTCTCCCATTCGTCGGGTGAACTGCTCCATCCCCTTCGCTGCGGATGCTGCACTGCTTCCACCGAGTTCTGCCGCTAAAGCAAACCCCTGTATCTCACGAGCACCGAACCCAGTGCGTGCCGACAGCTTCGCGACCTCGTCCAGTTCCTTCATTTGCTTGCGGAATGTCAGCACTGCAGCAGTGCCCGCTGCGAATGCGGTGGCGATGCCGATTCTCTTGAGACTTCTCGAAAACCGCTTCATTGACGACGTGGCCTGCTTCGTGCCCCGCTTGAAGTTCGACGAGTTCGCTTTGATGTTCACGACCAGATCACCGAGGCTCGCCATCAGATCATCCCCCGAGCAGTGAGCTGATCAGCTGTATGGCGGCTTCGTTCTGCGGTTGCTCTTCTGGCACATACTTGAGCCACGGCATGAAATCGGGTGCTTCTGCTGTCGCGTCTTTCCCGTGTAAATACCCGTACAGCATCCACTCGATATGAGCCAGTGAGCGCTGAGCACCGTCCAACGGGTAAACGTGATCGAGCAACTTCCATTCCGCGAACTCCTCGGGGGTCATCTCGTCCAGCAGCTCGTCCACATGCACAGTGCCCGAAACCTTCGCCAGCTGCATGGCGATCAGTCGGTCTCGGTCTCTTGCGAGTTTTTTGCTGCCAGTTCCAAATTGTCTTTGGTCATGCTGTCGCCTGTGCCGCCGCACAGCTTGTTGCATTCATCAAACAAATTACTGAACGTGTCGGCGGGCCACTCGCCCAGTGCTTCCACATCTTCACCCTGCAGAATCCGCTGCCCGTTCTCGTCTCGCAGACACTGGATCAGCATGCACTGCTTCTGAATCTTAACCATGCCCGTGTTGATCCCATCGAAATCGGCATTCCAGATGCGGGCGTCGTGGGCGTTCTTCTCTTTGGCCGTCATGCCATGAATGAAGACATGCTCACCGGGGCCGAACTCCTCCAGCGGCACGCGTTCAATCTTGACGGGTAAGCCCTGACGAAGTCGGTCTCTGCTGATGGCCATCTGTGTCTGCTCTCCTACAGGTCGGGTGGTAGTTCCAAAACAGAACTGGAATAATCGTGTTTATGATTTGGTCCGGGGATGTCTTTGCCCTTGACGGTATAGCCCGCCAGCTCGCCATCGTAGAACCGCTGGTAGTCGTCCGGGAGGATTCCCTTCTCCATTGCCGCGAATCGCATTCGAGCGAGCTGCTGCTGCTGTTCTGTCTTCCCCACGCGTTCCTCGCACTCGTCGTCAGCTGCTTCTGCGCATCCATGCTCGACCAGTCGCCACGCGGCGGGGTGATCTTCGATCGTACCCACTGGCCAGTACCACGCCCCATTGACTTCGACGAGTTCTTCCCTGTGCTCGTCAATGATGTACTTGCGAGGTTCCCGCTTTTTGAATAAGTAACGGCACTTCATGTTGGGTAGTTCATGAGCTGATCGAGTGTGAGTGAAACATCCGCCTTCAGCCCGTCATCCATTGACCCGGTGATACCGAAGCCGATCCCCGCCACGTCGAATGTGGCGACGGTTGTGGCAGCGTCTGCGAACGTCAGCGACCAATTACGCTCCACGGGTGTCGTGATGTCGTCCATGATCGCTTGGTGGCCCGCGAGAGCAACATCCAGAAACATGCTGAAATCAAGCGTGCCACCGGTGACCAGACCTGTTGCGGCCATCTCGCGGCCAGCGCCGGTGGTGTCCAGCGTTGTCGCGTCATACGTTTCTGTCTCAACGCCCGTATGACTGAAGTCAATAATTTGCGCCACTGCGGTCAATGTAGTCGTGATCGTTTGAGAGATCACCGAACCCTTTACTCGAATTTTGCTCATCGAATTATGTCCTAGGCTGGAGTGTGCTGAATCGAAAAGTCCAGCAAGGTTGTGTATATCCCCACGTCTGACTTGTCAGTCGGTGGCTCGTATTGTGTTCGCTCGCTACGGAGCAACACTGCGTCGATATTGTGGTCGCCTGCTGTTCCTGAATAGTCTTGCAAATAGGCTCGCACGACTCGCGAGATCTCCGTGGATGTGACCGAGCGTGACGCCTTGCAGTCAATGTCGACTTCAATCATTCGCATCCCATACGTGCCGTCAAGTGCCAACATCTCGTCGCTGCTGATCTGCTCGATCACTACGAACGGCGGGCCAAACTCTTCCGGCACGTGAAACCCGAAGACCTTGGTGCCCACAAGAGCGCTGATCGTTGCTTCTGCCCGCAGCAATGCCGCGAGATCGTTTATAATGTGATTAGGCAAACGCCTTGCCTTTCTTGATCTCTTTCCGGATCTGCTTCCACGCTCCCTCCGCGAACAGCTTTCGCAGCTGCGACTTGTTGGCCATCGCCATCTGCCAGACGGGATCTTCCTGTGCGGCCATCTCCCCTGTGGATCGTGCGGGATCGACTGTCGCGCGCACGTCTGTTCCGAGAAACCACCAGTGGACGTTGCGCGACGAGATACCCGCCCCCTTCTGATCTGGCGATCGTGCGATTGTCTTTGCCTTCGACCCGCGTCCTACTTTCCCCCCGACCTTTGCGCCGCCGTCTCTCGCTTCTCTCAGCTTCAGTCGTCGCCAGCCGATCGACCGCCTGACGCCCTTGTATCGTGATGGGACGTTGTTCTTGATGATCTTCGACAGGGCCTTCGCCGAGTTCGCGGCCCCAGCGGTGAACGACCGCCGACCCGCTGTTCTTCGCATCGAGTTCAGGATGCTCTTGATGCGAGCATCCCCCGTGATGGTTGGCCCCGAGATGTTCGTCATGTTTGCCTCGTTGTCTGAATCTCAATCTGCTCATGATCCAGATTCACGTCCACCATCTGGGCGACGTTGTACACCAGCCCCTCGTACAGCAGCCGCATCTGTGCGCCGCCCGCCTTCGTCTTCGCGTCCAGCGTCTCCGTCCAGTCGACGGTCCAGACGTGCGAGACATCGGCAGCAACCAGATCAACCTTCCAGAACTCCCGACCGCCGCGAGAGATTACACTGGCATAAGCGTCTTCGTGATTCAGCCAGCTTGCAGCGGCTGTCTTGTCGACGACGCCCGCGCCGTCGGTGCTGGCGTTCGGGTCCAGTTCCTGCAGACTGATCCGCTTGTCACGTTGTGCGATGCAGCCCTTCATGCGGCTCTCCCCAATCCGGTCCAGCACAACGTGTTGACCAGATTTTCGTACTTGCTGGCGTCGCCGTCGCACTTGCCCCAGTGCATGCGGCCCCACTCTGCCACAGCCAGTCGAGCAGCCACCGGGATATCGTACTGGTCGCCGTAGCCTGCCACATACGTCACGATCACCGAGCGCGGGTAGTTGGGCTCCGTGTCTTCCCACTGTTGATTCTCCAGCAGGATGACTCGGGGCGGCTCGCCTGTCAGATCAGTGGTGTACGCTGACGCCGCCAGAGTCTGCAGTGCCACGTCCTCGTCATAGTATTGCACCGACGTGACGGACTGGATCGGTGCTTCTCTGATTTCGATCGTATCGCCGGGCGGAAACCCGTCCTTATACAGTGCGACAGTCTGCGACACGTACCGGCGGGCCGTTCTGTTCTCCAGCTCAACTCGCCCCTGCTTCAACAGATCCTCCAGCTCGCAGTCGAAGTCGGTTGAGAGCACGCGCAGCCGTCGCTTGAAGTCCAGCAGTTCCATGATTTCTGTTACGGGCTCGATGGTCACATCATAGGTGTCGTGCGATTCAGTCATCCGATTGCCTCACTTTCTTCTGCCGCTTTCTGCGCGTCGCTACGGTGACCCACGTCGCTACGTTATTATCGACCAGCGTCTGCATGACACCGCGACCTAACGAACTGCAGACGCTTCCCTTCGAATGTCCCTGCCAGCCCTTTAAGAAACGGACTGTCTCATCGTTAGATTGTTCTCTCGCCATTCGGTGATGTACTCGTGATGGGGTTCGAGGTTTTCGTCATAGACTGCAACCATCTCTTCCATGTGGCCGATACGGATGCGAGGCGTGACGAAGACAGACTTGCCCGCTTCGCGCCATTGCTGCCAGAACCAGATGTCGTCGTCCAGTCGGTTGTCTCCATACTCGCCGTTCTCGTCCGGCTCACTCTTGAACCACGGCTTCGCCACGTCTTTGAGATCTGACACACGAAACAGCGTCATTCCGAAATGAGCGGTTTCACACTTGATCGGGTCGAGTGTGCTTAGCGTCATCTCGGTGTCGCCGGTCGTCATCAGCGGGAATCGTTTGCCCCGTCTGCACTGCAGAGCAGCGAGCGCGTGGCACTGTGGGTTCGTCCCGAACTCGTGCAGCAGCGTGGCGACATCATCGGCATTGAACAGCGAATCGAAGTCTGTCGTGATGATCCAATCCAGCCCGTCATTGACAGCGAGTTCGAACATGCGCTGCATGCACTGACCCCAGAACACACCCTGCGAAGTGACCAGATTGATCCCGTTTTTTCGCAGTGAGCCCTCGATGATCGCTCGCGGCCCCGCCGCCTCGTAACGCGGCAGGCTCATGTACGCGTTGATCTTGATCTCGCCGGTCTGTGGGATGTCGACTCGTCCGCTGCGTTCTGCGTCCGGGATCGTCTCGCCGATTGACTTGAACCCTTCGAGATTCAGTGAAACCGGGTGTGATGCTGTGTCTGTGTTGTCGCTCGTCCACGTCTGTACGCTGACGAGCCCCGCCTGCGCCATCACAGCGTGTAGTCTGCCAGCGTCGTACGCTGACCTGTGGATGTCGTCGATGTCAGTCTGGCCGCCCATCAGCCAAAACAGTCGTTTGGGATCCTTGTTCTTCAGACACTTGTCCACGTCGGGGACGGCGATACGCAACCGCCCGCCCGGCTCAAGAACTCGCACCCATTCAGCCAGTGCGGCGCTTGCGTCTCGAAAGGTGAAGTGCTCCAGAATGTGGCTCGCTCGGATCTCTGACACGCTGCTGGTCTCGTAGTCGTGCAGATCGCGGGCGTCGTGGCCCAACTTCGCGTCGATGGGCGTGAAGCCCTCGATCTTTGTATCGCCACTTCCGATGTTCAGCTTCACGGTCATTCGAGTGCGCTCCGATCGACGAACAGTGCATTGCAGTGCGTCGTCGCTACGAGTTGATAACCTTTCGAAGCTCCAAGAGCCTCGACCTTCTCCAGTCCGGCCTGCCCCGCTTGCCCTCGCACGGGCACTCCCGCCTCAACGTCTGGTGGGTAGATCTCGACCAGCATCACTCGCGGCCGATAAAGCACCAGATCATCCCACAAGTACCAATCCTGTCCGTCGATATCGATCACGCCCAGATCGGGCGTTCTGCTGATGTCCGTGATCGTCAGCACGCTGTCGAGATCTGTCACGTGCCGATGTAAACACGTCGACTGACCTCCGAAATCTCTTGCCAGTTTGCTGTACAGTTTCTCGTCCGCTTCGATCAGCACCGCGAGCCATCCCTGATCTCGCAGCCGTAAGGTGTTTGAAAAGAAAATCCCGTCAGCTGCCCCGATCTCGAAGCAGTGACGGGATGCTTCCCCAATGCGGTCGAAGCACCCCGCAATCAGCCCGTCCTCGCCGAACTGCGTGTACAGATTCGACGCCCGACCTTTCAGCCAGTCAACGAGCGGGACTGCATTGATGCTGCCGACCATCAGACATTCACGACAACGGCATCAGACCCAGAACCGCCCTCGTATCGTCGTCCCTTCGTCACAGTCGCCGAGAGCGTGACGTTGTCGTTCGTTGTGGTCTCCGTGGTGACACTCAGCCGCAGATACTTTTTGCGGCCTCGCAGGTCAACGTCGTACACCACAGGCTTCGTGGTTGTGATGTCTTCCGCCGTTCTGTCAGCAGTCACAGTCGCGAAGTTGGTAACGACTGTGTCGTCTGACTCCAGAAGCGACAGCGTCGGCCCGATGGCGTTCGTGTTGATCTCTGCCGCCAACGCCACAATGATCACGGCAGCGTTGCCATCGGAGACATCGACGTTCGCCGTTGCGGTCGCCGAGTTCGTCATTGCCTGCGGGGCCAGCAGGATGTGCTTCGACTCTAATCTTGAATGGAGCATTTTGCTCTCCAGTGAGTTGTTATGAATGCCCGCCGCGACGACCGCAGGGGCTCGTTCAGCGGTCAGCGATTACGATCCAGCCATCTGCAGTCCACAGATCGGGCCAGCAACAGTGTCACTTCCGAAGTCGTGGACGTTGATGTCGAAGCGTTCAGTCCCCTTCGCCGCGATCTGATCGCGTTCCCACAGTGACTGTCCGCCGACAGTCGCCTGATCTGAGAACTCGATCGTTTCGCCGCGTCGAGTGCCGAGCGAGGCACCCTGCTGAAAGTTCCCGAACAGCACTGGGATCTGATTGTTGGCCGCGACAGATGACAGCACTTGCGAGATCACGACAGGATAACCGAGGAAAGACATTCCGCCCCCGCCTTCTTGTCGTCCTTGGTGTTGCCACCCGCTGCCAGTGCCAGCGATTTCATGACAGTCCACGCAAAGGTCTTGTGACAGACCCAGCTCACTTGCCCGGCGATGTCCGCATACTGCGGCAGAGATCCTGCCACAGACTCGAAGTTTGCCAGCGTCAGTTCGCTGTAAGCGTTGCCCGCACCGAGAGTCAGTCCCGGAGCAGTTCCCGCCGTCAGCGTGTCCAGCTGCGTTCGAACGCCAGTCATGCCGCCGTAAGTCGACGTGCCATCACCAATGAACGCACACTGATCTTCTTTCAGTGCGAACGCGGTGCCGATCTCTTCAGCAAGTTCATTGCCGAAGTCGATCACCGAATCCTCATTCAGTTCTTTGCTCATGCGAGTGATCGCCATCAGCTTCTCAGCTGTCAGCTTCACGTCATCATAAGCGGCATCAGACTCAGTTCCCGCCGAGTTCTCACCCGTGAAATACGCGGTGAGCCCACCAGTTCTGCGGGGATCGGTGCGGGTGTCGCTGGTCATGTTACGCACCCGCAGCAGGCCACGAGCCACACCGTACTGCTCTCGCAGCTTGATGAGGTCCATGCCGAACTCGTCGGGGACGAACACATGGGCACCGGTCGTATCGCTCGACCCTTCACCATGCACAGCTCTCGGGTTGATCCCGAATTGATCCTGCGAGAACTGCAGGGCTGCGGCGAAGTGATACTTGCCCGGCATATCGATCGACAACTTTGCCATCGCCCACTGGCCGAATCGGTAGGCTCGCTCTTCAGCGTTCATGCCGTATTCGCTGCCCTTGAACGCGGTCAGCGGATTGTGCCAGCGACATCGTGCAGGGATCGCCGGGCGACCGTTCGCGCTGGGCTCCGGCACGTGAACACCTCGAATGCCGGCAATCGACTGACTGTGATCGGGGAAGTCCGCGATCGCTTCGACCCGTTTCCGCTGCTCTTTCTCGCGGTCGACCAGTGCGGTGATCTTAACATCGAAGTCCTTGACCTCGGCTTCGAGCGTGTCGAACTCTGCGAGCTGCTCGTCTGTCAGCCCTTCGTCCTGGGTTTCACCCAGTGCCACCAGTGTGGTGCACTTCTCGATGGTAACTTTGCGTTCTGCGTGCAGCGTTTCAAGCTGCGCCCTGATAGACATTTATCTGCCCTCGTAAGCGTCGGGGCAGAAACGACAAAAGCGTCAGCCGCCGACAGATGTGGGAATCTGTGGTACGCCGACGCCGTCTGTGCAGTCGTCCAGTCGTTGATATCAAGCGCTGCCGTCGTCTATGCGATCGGCCCACGCTGCACTGGGAATCTACGCTGCAGCCGAACGAACTGTCAAGCCCTGTGCATTCTCAGCATCCGATGCCGCACGTCAGCGCTGGCCTGTCGCGCGGCTCGCTGCTTGGTTTTTGCCTGCTCGTTCGCTCTGTTCTCGGGGACGGCTGGCGTGGCGATCACCTCGTCGACATAGCCTGCAGCCTTCGCAGCTTCTGCCCCGAAGATCGTCCCGTCACCGTTCGGTCCTTCGAGATCCTGCTGCACTTTCTTGATCGTCTGGCCGCTGCGTGCCGCGTACAGAATCTCCAGATCCTTGTCGAGCTGCTCCTGCACGGCGAGAGCGTCGCGAATCTGTGCCTGATGCCCGACCGCCATGACCAGCGAATAATGCGGTTGGAACACGGCACCCACGTGACACAGAACCTTGTCGCAGGCGATGACAGCGAGACTGGCCGCAGATCCTGCTCGCCCCTCGATCAGCCCTTCGGTCGATCCGTCATGAGCCAGCAGCGCGTTGAAGATCGCGATCCCGTCATAGGCGAACCCGCCCGGCGAGTTGACCCGCAGTCTCACGTCTTTGCCGCGATTCGATGCCAGAATCTTGCCGATGGATGCGCTGTCGGTTTCTTCCCAGTCGTCGCCCACGAACCCGTGCAGCCAGATGTCCAGCCGCCCGTCCATCTCCATGTACGACGTGCGCCAGCCGGGGAAGTCTGATGGACGCTGAGCGAGCGGGGCCAGTGTCTGCATGCTGATCGGTTGTATGAGTCTCATGTTCGTGCTCTTTCGTAGAGTTGATCAGTCAGCGCGTCGCAGTCGTCACCCCAGTCCTCCACGAGGCACTTGATGTCATCTCGCAGGGATCGGTCTGTCGAGCTGCTCGCGACTTCTGTGATCGCCTTCAGCCGTCGATCCACGTGTGCTGTTCGCACGTCGTCGATCTTGTCACCCAGCGACGGCAGCAGCTTCAACTGCCACGCCTCGTAGAATTTCGAGATCCGATCGCAGAAGTGCTCGAAGTTCCTGGTCCGCAGTGCAGCGGTCACGATCTTCGTCTTTTCCTGTTCGAGTGCGTCAGCGACGCTCGATCGGATCATCGCCAGTAGCGTGTCGTCCTCGTCGTCAGGTTCGTCGTCTCCCGCGTCCTCGTCGCTCTGTGCGTCTGAATCGTCAGCTGGTGCCCCGAACGCGGGAGCGGGTGCGTCTGGCTCGAATCCCGGTGGAAGATCGAATCCAGCCTCTGTGACAAGTCGACGAGCCTCGTCCGCTGTCAGCACTTGCCCAACGCCCGGATAGACCTTCTGCACGATTGCAGCGACCCGCGTCTCTTGATCCTCTTCCGGTGCCGTAATCGTCTCTGTGTCGATAGTGCTGTCGTCGTCTGTGCTCGTGTCGATGGGCATCCAGTTTGCCGGGCGATATCTGACATCGCCATCCGCCCCGATCGCTTTGAGATTCAGCAGTGCTCGCCCCTCGTTGGCGGTCAGGATGCCGAGTTCCATCTGACGGTATATGGCGTCGATCTTGTCCTTCATCAGCATCTGAATCGATGCCTCGCGGTTCGTCTCAACGTAGACCCGCTCGGTCATCTGCTCCTGCTCGGTCAGCAGCTTGTGCTCGTTCTCGTTCTCGATCTCTGTCAGATGCGGGTCGAGCGAATGGATCAGATACGACTGATTCTCCTGCTCCAGACTGTTGAAACTGGATTTGGAATTGTCGCCCAGCAGATGCCCCGGCACGCCGATGATGTTCGAGACGGTCGCCCGCACTTCATGTTCGCGCGTCTCAAGAAACTGAGCTTTGTTCGGCTCGATCGACATCGGCTGAAACTTGACCCCGTCCTGCAGCAGAGCAACCTTGTGGGCGTTGCTCATGCCCTGCGACATATCCTTCCAGTCGCTCAGCGTGTTGCGGATCTTCGCGGGATCCCAGTGACCCGGCACCATCAGGATGCCAGAAGTGTTCGCGCCGTCTCCGAAGAATCTCGCCCCGAACTGCACAGCAGCGAGCGGCAGCCCGAGTGCCGTCTGAAACAGATCGAGTGCCGAATAGCCTGTGATCCCGTTGTGGGACAAGCCTTTGTAGTGCGCCACGTTCCGCCCGGCGAACGTCATCTGCTGCCCGTTGAGCGTCGTCATGTACCACAGCTCGCCCTCGAAGAACCGCACAACTACAGACTGCGGATCCAGATGCCACATCGCCACGGGCTCGTTCGTCGGGCTGCGTTCAATCACAGCGAACGCGTTGCCGAAAAGCAGCATGTGCCCCATCGCGGTTTTGCGGAAGTTCGTCGCCGACTGGATTGGGTTGGCTCTGTGTTTCAGCAGTCGCTGTGCCGGGTGGTTGGTGGCGATCTCTCTCGATGGGTTGCGGTAGACATCCATCGGCAGACAGCTGACAGAGTTCGCCAGCAGGTTGATACCACGCCACATTGGCGGGTAGCCCATCACGCTCAGGTGATTAACCTTGACCCCGGCGAGATTGTTGCTCGTGCCAGTGCCGAAGATTTTGGCCCACCCTTCCGAGTCGGTGAGCGAGAGTGCCTGTGGTTCAATCGCAGCAATGCCCGACCCCGTCGCCGAGACCGGTGT